TACTGTTTTGGTCTTATCCATCTTATCGGTGCTTATGCTAAATCTGGTACTTCCATTATCCGCCAGCTGGTTGATGCAGGATCCTTGTCGAATTTGCCGGGTGGCTTTAAGACCCGTGGCTTGCGAGTAAAAGGTGACGATACACCAATTGCTCCGGGTGAATTCCGTGACGTAGACGTTCCAAGTGGTGCGATGAAAGATAACATCATGCCATTGCCATACAAAGAACCAAGCCAAGTCTTGTACTCTTTGTTAAATACAATCGTAGAAGAAGGTCGCAGATTTGCTAATACAGCAGATCTTCAGGCTTCTGACATGAGTGCTAATGCTCCGGTTGGAACTACTCTGGCTATTCTTGAACGTACATTAAAAGTCATGTCGGCTGTTCAAGCCCGTGTTCATTTCAGCTTGAAGCAGGAATTAAAACTCCTAAAAGAAATTATTGCTGATAATGCGCCCGGTGATTATGACTATGTACCAGCTACAGGAACTAAAAAGGCACGTAAGTCAGATTACAAGACTACAGATGTAATACCAGTCTCTGATCCTAATGCGTCCACAATGGCGCAGAAGATTGTCCAGTACCAAGCTGCATTACAGCTGGCACAGAGCGCTCCTCAGTATTACAACATGCCTTTGTTGCACCGCCAAATGATTGAAGTCTTGGGTTTAAAGGATGCAAACAAGCTAATTCCTTTGCCAGAAGATATGAAACCAAAGGATCCAGTCACAGAAAACCAAGATATTTTGATGAACAAACCTACCAAAGCGTTTGCTTATCAAGATCATCAAGCACATATCACCGTGCATATGTCTTCTATGCAAGATCCTAAGATTCAATCTTTGTTGCAACAGAATCCTCAAGCTCAAGCACTACAAGCTGCGATGATGGCTCACATTAATGAGCACTTAGGCTTTGCATATCGTGTAGAAATTGAGAAACAATTGGGTATGAACCTGCCTCCAATGAATGATGAGACAGGTGATGACATCAATATGGACCCAGAAGTAGAAGCTCGATTAGCTCCGTTGCTTGCTCAGGCCGCTACTCAGCTTTTACAACAGAATCAACAGCAAGCTGCACAGCAACAAGCTCAACAACAGGCTCAAGATCCATTAGTGCAATTGCAACAACAAGAGTTGCAGATCAAACAGGCCGAGCAACAGCGTAAAGCACAGAAAGATCAGGCTGATATTCAGCTGAGACAGCAGCAACAGCAGATTGAACGTGAGCGTATTCAGACTCAAGCACAGCTTCAAGCACAAAAAGATGCAGCACAAGTGCGTTTATCAGGTGAAAAGAATGCAACTGACATCAAAATGAAGGCTGTTCAGATGAGTTTAGACCACCAAAGAGCTAATAAACAGCTTGCAACTACTACTGGTCTAGAAGCATTTAAGCATATTAGCGCACATGCTAAGGATAACAACCAACATCAGCAAGATTTAATGGCAGAAGCCCTGAAAAACCATCTAGACGTGAAGGTTCAAAGGGAAGAAAACGATAAAAACCGTGCAATTCAAAAACAACAGAAGGCACAAAACAAGAAAGGTAAATGATGGACCCATTTGAGAACTTAATGAGCGAAATAGACAAAAAAGTAGCTCAATTAAGTGGATGGATAGCTGGCGGACAAGCCAAAGATTTTGGTGACTACCAAAGGACGTGCGGGGAGATTCGAGGTCTTCTTACTTCACGTGAATACATAACAGACCTCAAACAAAGACTGGAGAACTCCGACAGTGAGTAATTTAGACATATCCCAAGCAGTAGATTTATCCCAAGTCCTACACAAAAAGGCTGAGGAAAAAGCAACACAACTCCCAAAACCACAAGGTTATCGCATGTTATGCGCTATTCCAGAGGCAGAAAAAGAGTATGAAAGCGGAATTGCAAAGGCAGACAGCACTGTACGCAATGATGAGCTATTAACTACCGTGTTATTTGTAGTAAAACAAGGACCAGACTGTTACAAAGATACTGTCAAATTTCCGACAGGACCTTGGTGTGCAGAAGGCGACTTTGTTTTAGTGCGCCCTAATGCTGGTACACGATTGGTAATTCATGGACGTGAGTTCCGTCTAATCAATGACGATTCCGTTGAAGCTACAGTGGACGATCCACGTGGTATTTCCCGTAAATTCATTTAAGGAGGCCGGACATGGCTGATACAGATTACAAGTTCCCAGATGAAATTGACCAAAACACTCCGACAGAAGATGCTTTGGAAATTGAAATCGAAGACGATACACCTGAAGAAGATCGTGGTCGCAAGCCCGCAGATCCAGAAAAAGTTAAAGCATTAGAAGTAGATGTAGACGAATTAGACAAGTACAGCAAAGAAGCCAAGGACAAAATGATCCAGATGAAGCGTATCTGGAACGATGAAAGACGTGCCAAGGAACAAGCTGAACGTGAGCGCCAAGCTGCTATGGATGCCGCACAACGCCTTCATGAAGAGAATAAGCGCATTAAAAAAATGCTCTCTGAAGGAGAAAAAGAGTACAAAGATGCTAAGAAAGATTCAGCTAAAGCAACTATTAAGGCAGCTAAACAGGCCTATAAAGAAGCATATGAATCTGGAGACTCTGAACGTGTAGCAGAAGCTCAAGCTTTCTTAACGAAAGCACAGATGGAATTGGAAAAGGTAAAGAATTTTAAGTTACCCCCTTTACAAGAAGAAGAATTTCAAGTAAAAATACAACAACAGCCCCAAGTTGCTAGACCAGACGATAAAGTTTTGTCTTGGCAAAATCGGAATCCTTGGTTCGGACAGGACGAGGAAATGACTGCTAGTGCATTAGGCTTACACGAAAAGCTGAAGCGCCAAGGAGTTGAGATTGGGTCAGATGAATATTACGCAAAGCTAGACGAGACGATGCGTAAAAGGTTCCCAGAGGAATTTGGGAACGCTGAAGATAAAAAAGCGGACACGCCTAAAAAATCGACAGTAGTAGCACCAGCAAATAGGACGACAGCGCCTAAAAAAGTAAGACTAAGCACTTCTCAGGTAGCAATTGCGAAAAAACTTGGACTTACACCTGAACAATATGTTCGTGAACTTTTGAAAATGGAGGCCTAGACATGGCTAACTCACCACGTAGTACCAGAGAATTAGAAAACAGAGAATTTAATGAGCGTCCTAAACAGTGGATGCCACCAGAACTTCTTCCCGAGCCTGACAAACAAGCTGGTTTTGCTTATCGCTGGATTCGTGTTTCAATGCTTAATGCACCTGACGCTCGCAATATTTCTGCGAAATTTCGTGAGGGATGGGAGCCTGTAAGCGTAGAAGAACAACCAAAGTTCAAACTGTTAGCTAATCCAACGGGTCCTTACAAGGACAACATTGAGATTGGTGGATTATTGCTTTGCAAGATTCCGGAAGAATTTGTAGCTCAACGTGCGGCTTATGAGGCCAAACAAACTAAAGATCAATCGGAAGCTGTAGACAACAATCTTATGCGCCAAAGTGATTCGAGAATGCCGATCTTTATGGAACGGAAATCTACGGTTACATTTGGATCTGGTAATTAAAATTTAGGAGATTTAACATGGCTTATCCTACAGTTTCGGCCCCTTACGGTCTAAAGCCTGTTAACCTGATCGGTGGTCGAGTATTTGCGGGTTCTACCCGTATGTTCCCTATCGTTAACGGTTACAGCACAAGCTTATTCAACGGTGACGTTGTTCAGCTTGGCACTGGTGCTAACATCGGTGCATTAGTTGCCTCTACTCTTACATACAACGCTTCTAGCGCTGTTGCAGGTACTATTGGTATTTTCGCTGGCGCTGAGTATTCAACTACTGGCGGTCCAATCTACGGTAAAAACCGTTATCAGTTCTGGCAAGCTTCAACAACTGCTCCTGATGCATCTGGTTATGTAGTGGATGATCCTCAAGCTGTATTCCAAACTGCGGTTGTTGCTAACCCAGCTGGTACAGGTGGTTCTACTACTATTCAGTACATCAACCCAGCTTTTGTTGGTTCTAATGCTTATTACATTGGTGCTGCTGCTGGTAATACTGGTTCTACCACTACTGGTGATTCTTTGGCAGCTGTTGCAGTTTCTGCATCTGCTACTGTAAGCACACCTATTACCACTTCTGCTCCATTCCGTATTGTTGGCGTTGTTGGTGCTTCTGCTGTAACTGTTGCTGCTAATGCTACATCTAGCTCTACAACTATTACATTATCTGCATCTAATAGTGCTATTCAACCCGGTATGGCAGTAAATGGCCCCGGCATTACACAAGGTTCTAACACCTATGTAACAGCAGTATCAGGTACTACAGTTACGATTAACACAGCAGTTACAACTGCTCAATCGACAGCTGCTAGCTTTTCATTCACTGGCTATCCAGAAGCATTAGTAACATGGAACGCAGGTTACCATGGCTACAACAATGCCACTGGCGTTTAATTAAGGAGCATCTAAATGGCTATTTCACGTGCACAACTATTAAAAGAGCTCTTACCGGGATTGAACGCTTTGTTCGGACTTGAGTATGCTCGTTACGGTGAAGAACACAAAGAGATCTACGAAACAGAGACCTCTGAGCGTTCATTCGAAGAAGAAACAAAACTGTCAGGTTTCTCTGCTGCTCCAGTCAAAAACGAAGGCCAAGCCATCGCTTATGACAATGCACAAGAAGCATGGACAGCTCGCTACAACCACGAAACTATCGCCCTTGGCTTTAGCTTGACTGAAGAAGCAATCGAAGATAACCTCTACGATTCTTTGTCAGCTCGCTACACCAAAGGTCTAGCTC